AAATGAAAGCTGGTGAAGCTAAGGAAAAAATGAAAGATGCTTTGAAAAAAGTTTCAGAAAGACAGAAAGAAGGTAAAAGCGTTGAAGGTGCTCAAGCTAAGACTGCTAGACTAAATGACAAGCTTAAAAGAAAAACAAAAAAAGCTGGTAAAAAAATGGAAAAAGCAAAAGAATCTATGGCTACTTATAAAGATGCAGCTTACATGAAAGATGATGCAGCTTACATGAAAACTAATCAAGATGGTGGTGTTATGGATCCAGCTGCTGCTGCTGATCAATTAAAAGGATTATCTGCAGGTGTGATGCGAGAAAACCCTATAGGTTACTTTAAACAATCTATTAAATACAATGTCAAAGAAGCTTCTAATCCTAGCTTAAGTGCAAGTGCAAGAAAACACTATGCTGAAAACGCTCAACATGATATGAAGTCTATGGCTCCTATGCATGGATCTATGAAAGGTGATCAGTCTGCATCTCGTGTTGATTACGCAAATTACAAAGGTACTGATAAAGGTTACCATGGTAAAACAGGATCATCTCATGGAGATCAGTCTGCTTCAAAAGCTGACTACATGAGCAAGAAAAAAGGTGGATCTATACTTTCTAAACATTTCAAATCATAAACATGGGAAAATTTAAACTAGGTTCTCCACGTGTTAATCCATTAAAGTCAAGGGGGTTTATGAATAATTCCCCCTTTACTTCAAACGGTAACACTATGGCTTACAATAAAGAAGGAGAAGATAAAGAAAAACCTGCTTCAAGTGAAAAAGAAGCTAAAGTTATAGCTGGTGATAGAGCTAAGGAAAATGTTGAAAAAAGCGACAAAAAAGAAATAGGTAGATCGTCAACTACACGTAAAGGTGAACAAGACGGGAAGTCAGGAACTTTTACCGATGAAAAAATTGATTACGAACAAATAGGTAGAGGTGAAAAAAGCTGGAGACAAGCTTATGACGATGCTTTACCAAAAGGTTATAGAAAAGCAGACGAATCTTTTGAAGATTATGTAGCGAGAGCTAAAAAAGAAAGAATGTCTAGTGAAACTAATTCAACTTTCGTGGAAGACAAAACCGAGCCTGAACCAAAAAAGCCTGATTTAAGTTATCTTAAAAATTACACCTTAAAACAGCCTAGAATAGGTAAAGACAAGATGTGGGGTGGAGAACTATTAGCACAAACTAAAGTTGCAGAAGGTCAAAGCACACTTCCTCTTACCGCTGCTAATGCACAATACTTTAATCTAACCCCAGACACTTATGGAGGAACAGCTGAAGACGAAGAGATAAGTAGAGCGTTGAGTGCTCAGAAAAAGGTTCAAGGTTATACTCCTAAATCTAGAGCAATGATGGAAGCTAGATATAAAAGTGGAAACAAATCAAAAAAGTATGGTATGAACGCAAAAGATTACTATGATTCATTGTTAAATTATCAAGTTCCTGAAGGCTATAAATCTTTCTGGGAAAGAGAAGGCGGTGACTCTAGAGGAACTGATAATTACCAAAAACAACTTGCTCAAGGTAAGGCAGACATGAATGTTCAGCAAACCAACACAAACACTGGGATAAGAAGACCTAAAAATCTTAACAACGATTTTATAGAAGGTAATTCTCAGTTTTACGAAGAAGAATAATTAAGTGGAAAATAAAAAAACATTTAAAGAAACTAAAGTAGGGGCTTTTCTGGCTAGTAAAGCTCCTAAAGTTTTAGATGCTATAGGAGATATATTACCTAATCAAGGAACTCTTGGTGTAGTAAAAAATATTATATCAAGTGATAATAAGATTAAGGCTGTTGACAAAGAGCAAGCTATGAAGCTTATTGAGCAAGATATAGCTGAAATCAAAGAGGTGTCTAGCAGATGGAGATCTGATATGAAGTCAGATTCATGGCTTAGTAAAAACACGAGACCTCTAGCTTTAGTATTTTTAACAGCATCTGCAGTATTTATGATGGCTGTAGATTCTTTTCACTTACAATTTCAAGTTGATGAAGCTTGGATAAACTTATTAAAAACATTACTGGTAACAGTTTATGTAGCATACTTCGGAAGTCGTGGTGCTGAAAAAATTACAAAAATAAATAAATAAAAAATGGCAGGATTTAATGAATTCAACGAACGACCTGGTTTAGAAGGAAATACAGCAGCTCAACCAAGAGTGTTTGGGCATGATGCTATAGCAACAACTCCATATTGGAATTTTACAATAAAACAAGGAGGATCTGGATATGCTGCTTCTGACGTTGATGATACTTTAGATGGTGTTGGTAATGTAGGTTTAAGTGGAAATATAACTGCGGTATCAGCAGGAGGTGCAGTTACTGGTTTTACTTTTATATCAAAAGGAGATGCTAAAGTAGGTGAAACTATAATACTTAGCGCAGCAGAAAGCGGTGGTGATGGTTTTCAAGTTGTAATATCAGCTGATTCTTTATCTAATTTAACTGCAGAGTCTAGAGGAGCTATGATATACAATAACAGCACTGCAGCTCAAGACATAGGTATTACAACAGAAGCAGGCACGTCTGTTATTTTTAAAGGTGTTCCGGCGACAGAATACGTAGGAAACACTCATCCAATATTAGCAATAGAGCTAACAAGTGGTACAGATATATTAGCTGTATACTAAATAAAACAAAAACAAACAATCAAATAAAATCAAATAAAATGGCAAAAGTAGCAAGTAATAAAGTAAGTAAAACTGAGTTAAAAAACATTAAAGAAGCTCAGGAAGCATTTGATGGAACAATGTCAAGCATTGGCGCATTAGAATATAGAAAATCTATGGTAATGAAAGTGATGCATGATAACTATAGTAAAGTAGAAGCAATAAAAGCTAAGTTAGAAAAGAAATATGGATCTGTAAATATTAATTTAGAAACAGGTGATATTACTAGACAAGAAAACGATCAAAATAAATTATAATGACTAAGATAATCAGAAAAATAAGTATTGGTTCTGATTATAAGAATGATGCTATGCATTATTCAGTTGGTCAAGAAGTTTATGGTGGACACAATATAACCGATATTCTATTTCAAGATCAAGATCAATCATACAACATTTTTATAACTAAAAATAATGAAGTCTTACCTTGGAAAAAGTTTAATAGTAATATGGCAATATCTGTGGAGTTCGATTTAAAATACTAATGAAAAGCTTATATAGCTTTGTTGTTAAGCCTTTAAGTAAAAGGTACAACAACACTACTAAAGTTGGTGACTCTACTTTAATAGTCAACACTAGTATTGAAAAGCACGAATTTGTTAGTAAAAAAGCTGTAGTTGTTTCGACACCTGCAGCTTATACTACTAGCATCAAGAAAGATGATATTTTATATGTTCATCACAACGTGTTTAGAAGATTTTATGATATGAAAGGTAGAGAAAAAAATAGCTCTACTTATTTTAAAGATGATTTATATTTTGTTTATCCTGAACAAATATATATGTATAATTTAAAATGTCATTTAAACTATTGTTTTGTAAAGCCATTGTTAAATAATGACAAACTACACAACAGAAAAGAACAACCTAATGTTGGTATAATAAAGTATACTAACAACGCCTTAGAAGCCATAGGAATAACACCTGGCACACTTATTACGTTTACACCTAACTCAGAGTTTGAGTTTATTATTGAAGGTGAACGACTTTATTGTATGAAATCAAATGATATAGCTTTAACGCATGAATACCAAGGAAACGAAAAAGAAAATAATCCAAGCTGGGCAAAAAGCAATTGAGGAATTAATTAAGGTAGCAAAAGAAAAGATCGTAGACTCAGACGATGATGTAAGCGCTGATAGATTAAAAAATGCTGCCGCTACTAAAAAACTAGCTATAATGGATGCTTTTGAAATATTAACTAAGATAAATGAAGAAGAAGAAATGCTTAGTGAAAAACCAAAAGAAAAAAAAATAGAAAAAACTTTTAAAGGTTTTGCAGAAGGGAGAAGCAAATGAGCTACCAGCAAACTCTTTGGAAAGAAATTAAGGACGTTGTAAATCCTAAAGTATTAGCTAAAAACAATAGATTTAAAAAATGGGAGTATGGCTACAACTCTGATTATGATTTTATAGTAATAAGTAAAACAGGTAAAATTGGACAAATCATTGAAATACAAAATCTCAGGATTGCTTTACCAGCAGCAGATGAACCGTTTAAACGAAGCGAAAAAAAAGCTGAACAATACTGGGAAAAGCAAGAATATCCAAAAGAATTAAGTAGAATTAAAAGTAGGTTTGACTGGGAAGAATATCCATCAGATTTCAAAGAAAAGTGGTATGATTACATCGACGAAGAATTCAAAAGGCGAGAAAATGGTTATTGGTTTTACAATAACGGCGTGGTTAATTACATTACTGGTACTCATTACATGTACCTCCAGTGGTCAAAGATTGATGTTGGAGCACCGGATTATAGAGAAGCAAATAGAATCTTCTTTATATTTTGGGAAGCATGTAAAGCAGATGCAAGATGCTACGGAATGTGCTACCTTAAAAACAGACGATCTGGATTCTCTTTTATGTCAAGCGCAGAACTTGTCAACCAAGCTACAATATCTTCCGATGCTAGATTCGGTATATTGTCCAAGTCTGGTTCGGATGCTAAAAAAATGTTCACCGATAAAGTTGTACCCATATCAGTTAACTACCCGTTCTTTTTTAAACCCATTCAAGACGGTATGGACAGGCCAAAAACGGAACTTGCATATCGTGTTCCGGCATCAAAACTAACTAGAAGAAAACTTGAGTCTAATGAACAACTTAGAGAATTAGAAGGATTAGATACGACTATTGACTGGAAAAACACAGGTGACAACTCTTATGATGGTGAAAAGCTAAAACTATTAGCTCATGATGAAAGTGGTAAATGGGAAAGACCTGATAATATATTAAACAACTGGAGAGTTACAAAAACTACATTAAGATTAGGATCAAAAATAGTAGGTAAATGTATGATGGGCTCAACTTCAAATGCTTTAGACAAAGGTGGAAATAATTTCAAAAAACTATACTATAATTCAGACGTTACAGAAAGAAATAAAAACGGACAGACAACTTCTGGACTCTATAGCTTGTTCATACCTATGGAGTGGAACTACGAGGGATTCATCGATACTTATGGACTACCTGTCTTCATTATTGGGTCAGATAGAGTCAAAGGAGTTGACACTTTCTACATTACAACAGGCGTTATTGAACACTGGCAAAACGAAGTTGACGGATTAAAAAACGATCAAGATAGTTTAAACGAGTATTATAGGCAGTTTCCAAGAACTGAACAACACGCTTTTCGAGACGAATCTAAACAAAGTCTTTTTAACTTAACAAAAATTTATCAACAGATAGATTATAATGAAGAGTTTAATAATAATTCTACAGTCACTAAAGGTAAATTTATATGGAACAATGGTATAAAAGATACTACAGTTATGTTTGTGCCAAATGAACAAGGTAGATTTTTAATATCTTGGGTTCCACCTAAAAACTTACAAAATCGAGTGATTATAAAAAATGGTGTTAAATACGCTGGCAACGAGCATATTGGCGCTTTTGGCCTTGACAGCTACGATATTAGTGGTACTGTTGATGGCAAAGGGTCTAACGGGTCGCTGCACGGGTTAACTAAATTCTCCATGGAAGATGCGCCACCTAACCATTTCTTTTTAGAATATATATCAAGGCCACAAACAGCTGAAATATTTTTTGAAGATGTATTGATGGCGATGGTTTTTTACGGCATGCCTATATTAGCTGAAAACAATAAACCTAGATTTTTGTATTATTTAAAACGAAGAGGCTATAGAGGTTTTTCTATAAATAGACCAGATAAAACCTGGAACAAGTTATCTGTTACAGAGAAGGAGATAGGTGGAATACCTAATTCAAGTGAAGACATTAAACAAGCTCATGCAGCTGCAATTGAGTCTTACATTGAAGAATACATTGGTCAATTAGGCGATAATCACGGAGATATGTATTTTCAAAAAACATTAGAAGATTGGGCTGTTTTTAATATAAATAATAGAACTAAACATGATGCTACTATAAGCTCTGGTTTAGCTGTTATGGCTTGTAATAAAAACAAATATAAACCTATTCACGAACTTAAACGACAACCTGTCTATCTAGGATTTAAAAGATATGATAATGAAGGTAGTATTTCAAAAATAATAAAATAAATAGATGCAAATTTACACTAATAATAATAGTTCTTTTCCAGATCAGGTGGTACCTGACGCGGAAAAAGCTACTTTAGATTATGGGCTTGCTGTCGGTAGGGCGATTGAAGGTGAATGGTTTAGAAACTATAGAGGAGCTAACTCACCTGGTTATGCAGTTAACTTTAATCAATACCATACTTTAAGACTTTATGCTAGAGGTGAACAGTCTGTACAGAAATATAAAGACGAACTAGCTATAGATGGTGATTTATCATATTTAAACTTAGACTGGAAGCCAGTTCCTGTAGTTTCAAAATTTGTTGATATTGTAGTTAATGGAATATCTGAAAGAAATTATGAAATAAACGCTTTTGCTCAAGACCCATTATGTGCAAGACAAAGAACAGAATATGCAACTGGGTTATTAACTGACATAAACGCTAAGCAATTTTTGCAAAGCGTAGAAAAAACTTTACAAGTAAACGCTTATAACTCTCCTGATCCTGACAACGCACCTCAAAACAAGGAAGAATTAGAAGTACATCTTCAAATGAATTTTAAACAATCTGTAGAAGTAGCAGAAGAAGAAGTTATTAATCAAGTTTTAGAAAAAAATAAATTTGACCTAACTAGAAGAAGATTAAGTTATGATTTAACTGTTTTAGGTATAGGTTGTGTAAAAACAAATTGGAATAAAGCTGAAGGTGTTAAAGTAGAATATGTAGATCCGGCAACTTTAGTTTATTCATATACTGAAGATCCAAATTTT